GTTTATTTACCGCATCTAAAATTTGTTTTTCATTTTTTATTAATTGCTTTTGCAAATCAGCTTCTTGCTGCATCAAATCTTCAGAGGCTTTGTGACTCGAAACCTGCTGTTTTAAATATTCAGAATATAATTTTTGATCTTTCTTATTTAAAGAAGCAGGCGGCGGCGTAACATTACCTTGTTTTGTTTGTTTTTTTGCCATTGAATTATAAAAAATTAACGATTACGCTTCTTATATAGTTTAATATTTCCTTCTAGATCGCTACAGTTATCTACTTTATATCCAGCCTTTCTTGCAGCTGCAACAGTTTCTTTACATCGCTTTAAATACTCTTCTGCTCGTTTATTATACTGTTCCATTTCATCACGAGTAGTATTAAGCTTATGTACTATTTCAATCCATTCTGGCGAGCCTTTTAACAAATTGACATCTCGTTTAATTTTAGGCGATAGAAATAATGAGATTAATGAATCAATAATACCTTCTGCTATTATTAATTCTTTATCAATCTCATTAATTAATTCTTTTAATTTGCTACGCTTCATATAGTAGAATGTTATTTCGTTTAATATAAATATCAAACAAATAAAAATTACCTAGATCGTAAACCAGGACGATCAATTTTTGGCACGTCTGGTTTATTTACTTTTTTAGAAGCTTTCTTTTCAGATTCTAAAGTTTCAACAATTAAACGTATGTAGAATTTACGTAACCAAACTGGAAACGAGTAAACGGCATCCCAAGTGTATCCGCCTTTTCCATGATACACTAAATTGAAAATTTCAGTATGTAATATCGGACGATATTTAGGACTTAGGCCAAAAAAAGCTCACATCCATAGGCACCTCCATTACCTGACTATCTCCAGTTTGAGCAGAAGTAAATACAAACGTCATATCCATATCAGGAGTTAATCGTTTGATTTCATCACGTATAAATCTAGAATCTTGTGCAAACAATTCATTATCAACATAATTGTCAATATATTGTTTTTCTCGATTACCATCTACTGAAGTTATTAAAAACTTCATACGTGTTGTTAATTCTTTTTCAACTCCTGTTAGTTTAGTCATCTTTAATTGTCCTTTAACAGCATCACGTACTTTTTTATCTAAACCATGTGTCATTAATTGAAATGTAACTGATCGTTTAGATACGGGAAGTGTTAAATTAAATTCGTTTTGATGCGGAGTAAGAGCGTCAAAGTCGTAAGGTTTAGGTTGAATTGAAGTTAAATCAATAGTTACTTTTTGTTTATCGTCTTCAGAGAATGGATCTGTAATTTCAACTTCATAATCTTTACCGTATCCTAAAATACGAGCAGCAATCATAATTGCATTTTTATCCCCAATTAATAAGTCATCGTAATTAATTGGCGATACGATTAATGATTGAAATAATCGGTCTAATACAACACCTTGCTTAATTAAGCTAGAAGAAGTTAAAATATCTTCCTCTTTTGCAGTCATATATTTCATTTCAACCTTTCCAGATGCTAATGCATTATCAGCACTATATAATAATCCTTTAGAAGGAAGATCAATAATTTCTGTCGGGAATTTTGAATTTTGCACTTCCTGACGTTGCATGTTTTGAATTGCAAGCTGCTTTAATTGAGCATCAGAAAGTTCGTGTTGGTTTGGATAATTGTCGTTAACTATTGCCATAACTATTGTGTTTTATTTAATATAAATATGTAACTCTTTTAATTCTTTTGATTTATTCGGCTAATCTTAATTCTAACTTTTGTCTAGCCGTAATCAATTTTAAAATTTATAAGTCGCCGGACTTGCCTGTAAAGTAAATGTCTGCTTTATCTTTTAATTTTGCAGAGTCGTTAAGCCATTTACCTAAAAGTTCATCCATATTAGGCAACTCTTCTGATTCAGCCCCAGGCGACTTTAATTTAGGAATTATTACTTGATCAATAAATGCCTTTTCTATTTTATCATCAAGTAGTTGAGATACTTCTGGAGATAGTTTAATTGCTTCCCAAAATGGGCCAGTCATATCTTTAAATTCTGATGACTTAGGATTTTTTAATTCTTTTGAAGTAACTGACTTTCCTAAATCTAATAAAAATGCTCCTACGTCTTCTCCATGATCTGCTACCAAATCTATTATCATACCTGCAGTGCCGCCAGTAACTAAATTAGCTGCCCATTTAGCTCCTGCCATTCCTACCTTTTTCAAACTAGACTTTGCAATATCTCCAGTAGCTCCTCTAGCTCCTCCTGTTTTTTGTGCATCTATCATAGCATTTAAAAACGTTTGAACATCACCCCAAGTTACTTTTTCGTCAGCTTCTTGTAGTATATTTTCAACTATTGGCTTAAGCTTGATCATTTGTAGCTGCAGTTTTTAATACTCCTTTAATTTTACCTACTATTTGAGAAAAATCTTTTTCAGATATACCAAATGCGATTGCAATAGCTCCTAATAAAGCAGTTCGTTGTGCTGGATTACGTAATGCTTTTGCAGCACCAGGATCTTCAATTAAATCAATTAATTTAGTTCTTACAGATGCATCAACTGCTTTAATAGCCATGTTTAAGTTTTTAATTACTTGTTGATCCTCAATTTTATTGCCGTCAGGCCCAACCGGAACAACATCAGCTTCTTTAAGAATACTTCTAACTTCTTCCGCAATTAATTTTCTTAATACTTGTTCTTTCATTATAGTATAATTTATAATAAATATCTAATCATGAAAAAGTCTAGGCTTTTGACGACCTAGACTAATTCAATTGTTACTTCGGGAAAAGTAATATTTTTAGAATTGCAATATTGCGTAATCGTATTTCAAAGTTAATTGAATGTTAATAGCATCTTCTGTACTCCAGTCAAAGTCACCAAAGTTAGCGTCTCCGATATAAGCTCCTTTTAAAGTCCATTCTTCAACTTTATCACCTACAGGTCCTAAAGCGTTAAATGTAATGTCTTTCTTATAAAAGTCAGAATATCCATCACGACCAGTAACAGATTCTTTTCCTAAACGAATCCATTCCATTACAGCTTGAGCTGCGGAAGGAACAACTGGATCATATAATGTAATAGATACATCATTCCAACGGCCTTTTCCTTTTAATTTTCTTTCTACGTTGATGTGATCTAAAACAACATCACCGAAAGTAATACCAGGACGGTTAGACGCTTTAATTAAATAAGAAGGAATACCTTCAATATACATGATGAAACGGTTTGCTACTTTTGGTTCAAAAGCGGTAAACATTATTTCGGTTGGGTCTAGCAATTCAGCCATGTTAAATTCGTTTTAAATTGTTACAATTATTTTATATAAATATCGGTCTTTTGGAAAAAACAGTTAAATTAAAACCTTTCAGTCGTACCTTGATGACGAATATCTGAGTAATGAAAATAAGCCAATCCATCTTTCAATTTAACTGTATAAAAATTTCCTGATGGAGATTGTTCTACAACTACACCTATTTTATTATAATCAGCTAGCGACTTATTAATTACTTTTACTTTAGTGCCTTCTTCGTATATTGCTTCGGTCAACGCTTTGCGTACTTCTTCGTTAACCAACTTACGTAATGCAGCGGTATTCTTATTACTCATAATAGTTTCAGTTTATATACTAATAAATATGTAGATATATAAAAAGAAAAAGCCCCTGTTTCCAGAGGCTTTTTACTAAATATACTATACCAATTAAGCTCCTGGGAAAGCAGCTCCGGTTGGTAAAATGTTAAAGTCAATAATAATGAATTCAGCGGTCTTTGCAGGCTGCAAGAATATTTGACCATACATAATGTTTCTGTCAATTATGTCTGGAGTATTATTTGTTTCATCCATTACTACTCGGAAAGCATACAAACCTTGACGTTGTTGAACTGATTCTAAATATGGATTAACGATATTTAAGAAACGATTACGAGTCGCTGCTGTATTGTTTTCAAATACTAAATACTTAGTTGCAGATGCAATAAATTTCTTAACTGCAATCAACAAACGACGTACATTAATACGATCCAATGCTGATGGTTTAGCTTGAAGAGTCTTTTGACCCCATACACAAACGCCAACGCCTGGGAATGTAGCAATTGGATTAACACGTCCTTCATACAAAGCATCTCTTTCAGCGTGAGTTAAACGAGTATATGCATCCAATACAGAAGTCAAACCTCCACGATTTAAACCAGCAGGTGCATACCATTCAGCAGCAACTCGGTCATTAAATGCTAATACTCCAGGAATAACAACACTAGGTGGTACCCATACTGGCTTATTAATATTAACGTCTACAATCTTAACCCAAGGATAATAAGTAGCTCCGTAATTGTTATCTAATGCAGATACAGCGTCTGTTGCAGTTGCAATTGAATCAGTTAATCCAACACAATCAAATACAAAGAAAGTATCTCCTCTGTCCTGACACATATTAGCAGCGTAGTCAATTACCGCAGCGTGTTTAGTTTGGATAACACCTGGCATTACCAACATGTTAATATCTAATTCGTCTGGATTAGACACAGCGTCAATTGCATTTTTATATACAGAGTAATCTTTACCTGATGAACCGTTTAAATCATATCCTTGAGTATTTGCAGCAACAATATTTGAACCAACTAAAATTCTACGATTAGGCTGAATACCATCGCTTCCGCCTTGGAAAGGAACAATAAACTTACGAGAATCTATAGAAGTGTTGCTAGACAAATCAATTGCTCCAGAATATGCAGAAGCTGCATTTGGGAAATTAGCTGATGCATGTTGATTAAAATTAGATAATACAAAGTTAACGTTTGTACCAGTGGTAACGTTTGCATTTGGTATTGGCTTTAAGTAATTTATATTATCTGTAGCAGAGAAATCATAATCAAATCCAAAATGCTTACGTTTATTATAAATACCATTAACTGTTTGAGTTGCAACGTAGCTAGCAGCAGGAAACGCATCTGATCCTTGAGCAGCAATTCCACCACTTAATGTATAAGTAGTTTGAGTAGGACCTTGTGCAGTTACGGTAAATCCATTACCAGCTGTACCAGCGGTAGTAGCAGTAAATTTAATGCCATAATCATTAACAATAGAAGCAGATACTCCAGCAAAGAATGATCCACTATTTACAGCATCGGCAAAGCTTTGAACGTCTTGAGTATCTGACCCTGATAATTCAAAATAGTAATAATTAGTAAATGGATTATCATATAAATTACTTCCTGATCTATAACCTTGAAAAAGGAAAGTGCCTGATGTCGTATTAATTCTAAAAACATAACTACCTGTACTAGGCACTCCATTTGATGTAAAATTAAACCATGCTAATGATTCAGATACGTTAGTAATAGTAGTGCTAGCAGCAACTGCAGGAGTTGATGTAGTGGTAGTTAATGTGCTAGGTACGGTATTATTTAGAGCTTGGAATCCAAAAGGAACTAATTGATTAGAATAGTTACCTTTGGTTACATTCTCATCCATTTCAACATATATATACTTAGATTTGTTTGGATAATCGCCATATACTACCGTTTTACCGTTAGTAAATGTTCTATAACGATCTCCAATTCTACGAGCAATATAATCTGCTGAATTTGGATCTAAATTAACGTTGTCAAAAGATTCAACAATATTCGGACGAACATCAGAATCCGTTGCTTCATATGGAGTACCTAATGCTTTTAAGTAGGTAGTGTCTACTAAACGAACTGTTACAGTAAATGACCCATATTCAGACCCAGCGATAGAACCTGCTGGCTTAATATTAGAAATCGCAATTTTAGTTTCGTAGTTAGTATGAACTCCATGAGAAATAGTATGAAACTTAAATAATGTGCTGTTAGCTCCGTTTACTGTTTGGGAAATAACCCATGGTGTCTTAGCTTCTGAATAAGTTCCTAAAAAATCAAATGATCCAGATCGAAGAGAAAATTTAATTGCAGGCTCAGCGGCTAAAGAAGCAGATGCTTGCTTAGCAAATACATTATATAAATAAACCGGATCCGTTGTTGAAGTTGCTTTTTGTCCAAATACTTTTGTTAT